TTTGATTCGGAAGAAGCAGGAGCGCGCTATTTTCCAATTTGGACGCATTGATGACTTCCCAATCTAACATATCAACGCTAAAATTACCATTGTAATTGAAGTTTTGTATTTTGCTAATCACATCTGGTGTTAATCGGGAGAACTTTGGATCCAAAGTACCACATGTGATGGTCCCCTCTTTTATGATTTTATTTAAAAAATAACAGCAAGATGCTCGGTATAAGGGATCAAAATGAGTTGCAACCTGCGACTGTAGGAATCCCAGAAACTCTGCGTTAGAGGCTGCGGTTTCTCTTACAAAAAAATCAAGCCCCCTTACTATTGCAGAGGGATCTTCAATCATGAATCTCCAAAAATCATAAAACGGACGATAAGAAATGAACCCCTTAACATATATATCAAGGTCTTGAACTAAAGAGGTTTCAACTCCGCCCATAAAATAAGGAGAAATGACAAATCTCTTTTTAGATGAATACACCAAGTCAAGCAAATCGGGATAAAAGGCTTCTTTGTCGTCTAAAACGTCAAAATATACATTTTTCTGTTTATGTCTGAGTTGTCTTATCATTGGGTTTTGCTATAGTCCCGTGACCGGTCCTCAGATTTTCCATTCTTTTTAATAACTCAGACTGATCTAATATCGCGGCCCCATCGTCGGCGCGGGGCTGTACGTTTTGTTGTGGCGATTCATGGCCTTGGGGGGGCGCCTCTACTGCCTCGGCTACTTGTTGTGACCTGTACGATATATATGCATTTATAATTTTTGTAATATCAGCCAACATAAAGTCTATATTTGCTAACTCTATGCGAATATTCTCAACAGACGTCAGAGTGGAAAGGCTAAGCAAATCCGATACGAATTCAGACGAAGTATTGTTATGCAAATTTTCAATCCTACGTTCGACTGAATCTATCAGTCTGCTCACCTCTGGTTCAAGTTCTTCCATATCAATGGAATATTGTATATTAACTCTTTGTTTCATTTTATCCTTTAATTAGTTTTTTCTGTTTGGTTAGAGAGTTTTCAACGACCTTCGGAGAACCAACAACAATGATTTCCGTACCCGTATGCCCTCTGTTGATTGTAAGTTTGGTAAACTTGTGGTTGACATTCAGGCCATCGGGCAGCAACCCTCTCTCATTTAGTTGCTGCATTCTATCTTCTTCTCGAATCATAACAACATGTTCGGGGTTGACAAAAACCTCTCTAAGTGTGTAGTCTTGTTTTGTGGTTAAGGCTGCGTTGTGGCAGACTTCTGTAAGTTTAACTAACATGGTGACTCCATTGGATATACGCAATGGCGCGATACCGTGGTCTTTCTTCCCTGAGCATATATCGTACAAGTGCCCGATTGAAAGCGACGGCACTCTGGCGTCTCCTCTATAAAAACCCCCACAATGGGGCGCTCTGTCTTATCAATAAAAATATTTTCGCTGTCAAACAACACAACATCTTGAGGAATGTATATTAAATCACCTAATTTCATTTAAATATCCTCCGTCTGAATAACCCCGTAGTTGGTGGTTATAAGGGTGCCCGCACAGCTAGCGGCATTTGTGAGCGCGGTGCGCGTAACTTTGACAGGATCAATAATGCCGGCCTTCATCATGTCAACTAATTCATTATTTCTAAAATCCCATCCCTTGTTGTCCGGTGAATTCTCAACATTGTCTAATAATATATCCGGCGAAAGTCCAGCATTTTTCGCCATTTGAGCGAACGGCTCTCGGCATGCTGAGCGAACTATTGTTGCGCCCAAAGCCTGATCAGAGTGGGTTGTTCTAATTATTATTTTTCTAGATGCTCTCAAAAGGGCAGTGCCTCCGCCCGAAACGATCCCTTCAAGCTGAGCAGCCTTTACTGCCTCCAAGGCATCTTCTACTCTGTGTTTCTTTTCGATCATCTCCACTTCGGTTGTTCCTCCGACACTAATTACTGCCACACCAGAAGAAAGTCGAACAATCCTATCTTGCAGGGCTTCGCATTCGTCCATGGACTCCGTTTGTTCTATTTGTGTCTTTAGCGCCTCTATGCGCCCATCGATTTCGGCAAAATCACAATTTCCCCCAACAATCGTAGTTGAATATTTCGAAGCCTCAACAAATTTTGAAGTTCCCAAATCAGAAAGCTCAACTTCGTTTAGTTTTTTGCCGCCCTCCCTTGTGATGAAATTGGCGCCCACTGAAAGCGCTAAGTCATCCAGCAAATCTCTTCTTTGTTGGCCGTAAAGAGGCGCTTTTATGGCTGCCACTTTTAACGTACCCCTCATGGCGTTCATAATTAAAGCCGCTAGTGCTTGACCTTCTATGTCCTCAGCCACGATGACGAGGGGGCGACCTTCTCTTGCGATCGTTTCCAAAATTGGCAATATCTGATCGACTGTTGAGATTTTATGATCAGTAACCAAATAAAGCGGCTCATCATGCATCATCATATTTCTTCGATCATCTGTCACAAATGCCCCTGCACAATACCCCGAAGACACCTTGAATCCCTCGGTGACATCCAACGATGTCTCAAGAGAGCGTGACTCTTCAATGGTTATTGAGCCGTCTTGGCCCACGCGATCAACAGCCAAAGCAATGAGATTTCCAATGCTATCATCGTTATTGGCTGAAATAGTAGCGATGTGTGCAATATCTTCGGCACTCGTAATTGGTTTTGCCATTTCTTTAAGGTTTTCTGTAATTTCTTTAACTGTGGCATCTATTCCTCTCTGTAATTCAATTGGGCACACTCCAGAAGTGATATACCGCTGGGATTCTCTTAAGATTGCCCTAGCTAATATCGTTGCTGTTGTTGTTCCGTCTCCGGCTATGTTGTTGGTCTCTACTGCAGCCTGCCTAATGACCTGCGCGGCTGCGTTCTCGAATGGATCTTCTAAGGCGACAAACGCGGCGACTGTCACGCCGTCTTTTGTGATGAATGGCGTTTTATCTTTTTCTTGAAGGAGCACGTTTCTTCCTCTCGGCCCAAGAGTAGAAGCCACGTTATCAGCCAAGGCATTCGCGCCCTTCATAATTTTATTTTGCAATGATTGGTTGTTGTCGTATTCTCGACTCATCTATACCTCTTAGTTATATATATTATAATCACTTTTTCAATAAATGTCAAGCTAATTTATATCTTTTGTTTCTTCTGTTTTCTGGCCAATGTTCTGAGCGGACGTAATTGCCGCATCAGCCTTTGAGTCATCTTCTAATCCGCCAGCAAAGTAGCCTTGAATATTGGTACTCAAACTTGACAGCTCTTGAAAAATTTCAAAAACAATTCTATTAACATCGTCAATGATTTCATCAAATACACCCTGCACTGCTTCCAGGCCGATTTCTATACCACCAATGTTGACTTCGCCTTGCCCGCGGGCCAAGACGCGGTGCTCGGGAGCTAGCCCCTCTATGCCATAAATGTCGGCGCGTGTTAGTTCATACTGGTTTCCGCTGGTGATGTACCCAAGAGTCATCATGAGGGCGCGCCGCTTTTGTTTTTCATCCAAGGTATTATAAAAATTTCTTGACTCCTCAACGCTTGCGTAAGATCCCAAGCCTTCGCCAACCTTTTCTAAATCAGAAACAGCCTTAAACCATATTTTGACCGCCCTTTCTTGTGCCTTACCCATTAAGGTGGCCAGCGCGATAGGGTCGACGTCCTCGATTTGCTTTTCTTCCAAGAAATTAGTTAAAAACTGTAGGAGCGGCGAAGCTTTGGCTGGGATACCGGTGCCTGCTTTGTGGTATTTAAATCCGGCACGGCCTATTTTATTGCCCCTAAAGAGACTATTGTTGGATAGGTAACCAAGCTCTGTCCGCAAATCATCTAACCATGGCTCGTTTCCGACTTGCGCCTTTACAATATCAAAAAACTTGGCCTCAATCTTATCTACTCCGGGAAGCTTAGGAATTTTAAAATCAACTCCACGTTCGCCAGAAATAACATTTGCTGGCAGCCTAATTCGCTCGCTGTTCTCGCGACTGGCGCTTCTATAGAGTATTTCTACAATATTATCAGCGGTTAGATCATACTGATAAACTTCGATCTGGCCTTTTCTTTGTAAATCTTTTCCTTCAAGAGTCTTGGTTGCAACAATATATCGCATTAGAGATTTGCGCTTAATTAAATCGCCAATTAGATCATTATAGCTTCCGCCGGCCTTTAGAGTCTTTTCATTATAAAGTTTAAGGCTGATAGGGACGCCATCAGCAGTAATGTCCGCGATTGTGTCGGCGCCAGCAGCAGGGATCTGTTCTCCCCCTAGCAGGACTGCCAAAAACGCTTCAAAATTAAAGCCTGCCGACGAAGCGTTAAAGTTTGTGATAACCGTAGTTAAAGTTTTAAGGAACACCAAATATGCAAGGGTAGATGCAATCTTTTCCCCCTGTGTTTCACCAAAAGACATTAGCTTCTTTGCATGGTTGGGATCACCAAGCATTTTAGAGACATTATCAAGTTTAACTCTCAGGTCGCTGCCGGGGATGCGGCGCAAATATTGCTCCAATTCTTCGCGTTTGGCCGCGGCCCCCTCGTCGTTGCTATTAAGTGAAGCCCATCCCAACTCAGAGACGCTAGGCGCCGGGATGGCCTCATGAGTAAGAGTTTGTTTTTTAAACATCTCTTGTTGTTTTTCTTCCTTCAGGGGTCGCAAGATTGCCAGCGACATAACCTCTTCCACCATCTTCAACAGCATGGACGGAGAGATTGTGCTATTTTTCTTTTTGTACTCTTGTTTTAATATTTCTTTTAATTCAGACATTTAAGTTCCTCAAACAATTATATCGGCAATTCCCAATTCTAATGCTTCCTCTGCAGATAAGTAGATATTTACTTTTTCGTTTAGCATTTTTTTAAGCTGCTTTTTTGTCATCTTTGTATTTTCGACCAGTGCATTCATATAATCTTCTTGAAGCTGCTCGATTGCAGACAATTCATTTACAAGATTTGGCAAAGACCCGGCTGAAGTGCCTATTACATTATGAACCATAACGCGGCAATTTTGACCGATCCTTCTCTCACCTTGGGTACCGGAAGCTAACAACAAAACTCCGGCCGACATTACCTTGCCTAAGCCTATGGTTTGTATTGCGCTGTTTTTTTTGACAAAGTTCATCACATCATACAACGCAAACATATCATCAGCATTTCCGCCGTAAGTCGATATATAAAACTCAATGGGCTTTCTTTTTTCTTCTTTTGGTTCTAAGACATTTAGCTCATTTAAAAATAAGAGTGCCTGAACCAACTCAGCTGCTCTTTCTTCTGACACATCTCCGAATAGCCCGATTGTCCTAAGATCTGGTTCAGGCGCCAAATCTTCAGGACCCAGCGAGTCTGCATCAACAATTACGATTTTCTTTTTACTTTTTGCGTCGTCGTCTTGAATCAATTCCGACAGCTTCTTTTTAACCTTATTTATCAACCTTATTACCCTCCATCAAGAACACGGCAGCAACTTGCCTGTTCTCTTGTAAATAGTTCATTGCCGTATTCCAGTCGTCAAACGAGACCAATGTGCGAAATATTTCCGGATGTGCGGCGATTATAGCCAATATAGTAGTTTCTTTAAATTGTTTAACTTCTTCTCTGTCTTTTTGTTTGACTTTTTCGTATAGCTCGCTTCCGGGGACCACTCCGGTCTTCGAAAGGGCTCTTAATTTTGTGTACGTTGCAAAAGAATATGCCTCAATACACTTAGATAAAATTGTTAAAGATATAACATGCGCGAGCTTGATCATCAACACGGAAGTTCGCGCGCCAGCAAGAAAATAAAACGTCTTGCAGGTCACATACCCAAAAATAAAAATTAAAATGTATAAAAGAAAACTTTCCCAACCCATTTTATATCCAAAAAAAAATAACCACTAAGAACCTTAGTGGTTATTATAACAGCTTAAAGAACGTAAATCAAGATTATTTGCCAGAAAGTCTGTTAAAAATTCTTTCTGCCAATTTCTCAGCAACTTCGCTTTGCTTCTTATCTGCTTGAAGTCTTGCAGCGACACGACGGGCAACTTCTTCAACAATATCATCTTCCTTGCCTTCTTGGTAGTGTCTCGAGCCGGGCGCATCATCGTCCGAATCCTCAGTGCCATCTTCATGCATCATATCAACATCGACCTCTTCTTCTTCCTCTTCGGGTTCCATAACGGCATCGATATCATCATCACCCCCTTCACCGCCAAGGTCGTCGACGGCGCCTACGTCCATCTCGCCATCCACATCGCCACCATCTTCCATATCAACGTCGACTCCGACCAGATCTGCCAGTTGGCGTACTAAATCCATAAATTGATCTTCCACGTCGCCGCCTGCGTCCATGGCATCCATATCGCCCATGTCATCGACAGGTGGCTCAACATCTACCGGGTCCTCAACGGGAACGTCTACATCAACGTCACCCATGGCTGCGTCCATGGCCGGCTCTTCATCTTCTAATTCGTCTTCAACGGCCATTTCAACGACCTCTTCGGCATCTTCGTCGATCGATGAGTCTTTAGTAAATTTGCCAAATCCATTCTCAGCTAGCGGTTCAATGCTAGCGAGCTTCATGAATCTACGAATTTCAGATTCATTTAAAAGTGTTTTCTGAGCCATTGTGACTTTCTCCTTAAAATAAACTCACCATTAAATAGTAACCAAAACTCATAAAAGCACTAAAATTTAAACCACTGTATGCTTGGGTTAGAGTTCAGTTTTTTCAAGGCCTTGTCTTGTAGTTGTTTAACTCTCGCGAAAGAAATATCCAATCTGGCGGCAGTTTCTCTTAATGTTAATTTGCCATTTTTAAAGATAGCCACCAAAACACAGTTATTATCTTCCTGATACTCTATATTATGTTTACACTCTTTTACGGGGCATATTAGATCTTTTGAGATACAATGTCGAGCACACTTTAATAGACCATCTCCCCTCATAGATCCGGCACCTCTTCCTCTAAAATATCGAATATTTCTTCGATCTCGCTTTGCGAAAGACCAAAATCTCGCATTTTTTGCTGGCCAGAATTTTTGAGCATTCTTGATTTTTCAATTCTTTGCTTATTCATGAGTTTTCTCTCTTTCGTATAGTCTTCTATAAAGGAACATATCCTTTCGTCCGATTCAATAAAGCCATCAATAACTGCTCTAAAGAAATCTGACTGAGTTAATGAGTTGTGCCTCAATCTTATAATAAACTTGGCGTGCTGGTGATCCGTCTCTTCGAATACAATCTTTTTTAGCTCTTTCCCGTACTGCAGACTTTGAGCCATCACCAGTTTCTCGCAAGAATGTGAGTTCTGCTCTCGCTGAGGCCAGAGCTTGTTTGTTTTACAAAGCGCGCCTTGTCTCTCAACTGATCTAGGCTTCTGGAGCCAGAGTAGGAGAGTCCAGATCTTATGTTTCTCCCCAGATCGCTAAGAATGGGCCCGACAGGACCATGGTAAGGAACCTTTGTTGCAACGCCCTCGAAGGAAGAATATTTTCCTCTCCAATCCTTTTGAGCTTCTTTAGAGGCCATGCCCCTGTATGTTTTAAATTTAAATCCTTTGTTGTCCGTAAAAACATTGCCGGGAGTCTCGGCAGTTCCAGCCAAAAGAGATCCACACATGACCGCATGGGCGCCGGCCGCAAGGGCCTTAACGATGTCACCGGCATTTTTGATACCGCCATCGGCAATAATTTTAACGTCCCTGTCTGTCTTGGAACAATCGATAATTGTTTGCAAACCAGGCAGGCCATGGCCAGTTTGGATTCTAGTAGAACAAATTGAGCCGCCGCCAATATTGCACCTTACTGAGTCTGCTCCCCAGTCTGACAAATCGTTAACACCCTCTAGGGTGGCAACATTTCCTGCCATGATATGCACGCTTTCCCCAAGGTGAGTTCGCAATTCAGCTAGCGCCTCTTTCATTAAAATGTGATGTCCGTGGGCCACGTCGACGCATATAAAACTTGCACCACTCTGCAAACTCATTTCGGCTCTTTTCAAGTAGTCTCCCGAAATGCCAACGGCTGCTCCTATTATTTTGGCGCCAGCAGTAGTGGCATCTTTAATCATGGAACACTGCTGTTCCCAGCTATTATATCGATGAATTATAGCCGTAGCGCCCGAGTAAGACATGGCTCGAGCCATCTCCCACTCTGAAACTGTGTCCATGGGCGAGGCAATTATTGGCAAAAGCAGCTCTAACCCTTTTCCTAGATCGGTACTTACATCGACGTCAGTGCGTGTCCTAATATCCGAGTACTGCGGTATCAGCAGCACATCGTCATATGTGAGTGTGTTCTTCATTGATCCTTGTTGTCCCTTATAAACTTAATAATATCCTCCGATTTGTACCATGTTTGATTATTTGGATTTTCAGGTTCTTCCATGACCGTTATACTGTGTCTTTCTCCTGTCTTAATCATACAAATCGTTGGTGTGCCGTAGAAGCCTATCTTGTCTTCAACTCCTTGGCCGCGGGCCATATTAAAAACGTAAAAATTAATCTTACTAAATTTTCGAGAAATGTCAACATAATAGTCTCTTAGTCCAATGCACATCGGACAGGTATCTGCGTAAAATTTAATAACACCAACGGCATCTTCTTGATTAACGTTGTCAATCATATCGTTTAGTTTTGCTCTATTGAGATTTTTGATTTTCATTTTCAATTCCTAAATGTTTTAAGGCTCCCTTCGTCTTGTCGATGCATTCCGGGCAAAAGAGCCTAACTACTTCCTGCTTGACAACGACATTCCACGATTGAACCATGTCTTTGTTTTTCTTATCGAACTCTTTTTGACATGCCGTGCACATGTCTGGCAATTTGTTGAACTGGAAAATTTTTTCGGAGATATCTTTCGATGCGTCTGGCCCATATCGCTTCTTCGCTTCTCTCCGCTGTTTCCTATTCATCCTCGGTGCCCTTTCTAATTGATCGCTGCTGTTCCATGGATTTCCTGTAGGTTGGAGATCTCTCGGCCGTTACCGTAATAGATTTTTCTTCCTGCGGTGCTGAGGCCTCTGTATCAGTCGCGGCATCAACTTCAGAGGACGTAGCTTCGGAGGCCAACAGATCTTCTGTATACTGCTGCAGAGTATGGTAGGCTCCCTCAAACTGTACTAGGCTAAGGGCTAGCTTAGCTAATTCTTCTGCGTCTCCGAATTCAGATTGCTTAGAGCTGCAATCCTTCATTACGCCGTATGTCTCCACGGCTTTCGATTTTAAAAGCAGCAAAGCTGCATTAATTTTATCAATTGACATTCTGTTCTCCTTATCTGTTCATAGCGCCAAATACTTGTTGGTGGGCTGCACCATCAAAATGAATAACTGCTGACGGGAACGGCGCCGAATTCTCACTGTCTCCAAACTTGAGTCTACCTTTAATAAAATAGATCTCATCAGCCTTCATGACGTATTCGTGCCAATATTTTGTGTCTGTGCGCGCTGGGATCAGCATCACGACGCGAGTATTTTCCTTTCGCGATTCTCGATATGCCTTTTCGATCCACTTGTCTATTCCTCTCCCATATGGGGGGTTAACAAAGAGCACATGCCCTTCCCAATCTTTTGTCAAACCATCATCGTCTTCTGTGAAAAATTTACCACATTTAGCGTTGGTCGGGCTTGCGCAAGGGTCAAGTGTGAATGGGCCAAAACGCCAATTAAGTTTATCATAAAAATCTTGGGGGGTGGCCCACTCTCCCGTCTTTGACGAAAACATTACAACCTGTGTGCTCTTATTCATTTGTTACTCCTTGTTCTCGAATTCTTCTGAGGCACATATCATAATATTCTCGTTCTTTTTCGATCAAAATATAATTCATATCTTTGTTCAATGCGCCGACAGCAGTTGTGCCAGAGCCACCAAAGAAGTCAAGAACTGTGCCGCCTTTCACGCCGGCAACATCAATGCATCGCTCTATTACTGCAACTGGCTTCTTGGAAGGGTGTTTAAAATTTTTCTCAGCCTTTGTTGGAATATCCCAAATGTTACGCAACTGCTTGCCTTCTTTCTTAATAGAATCCCCAGCATAGGCTTTTGATTTTACATCTTTATAGTTAAATCTATATTTTTTATCTTTTGCGACCCACAATAAACTTTCATATGATGCCTGTAACCTGCGGCATGCAATATTGGGCACCGCATTTCTTTTGTACCAAGCAACGTCATTGATGATCATGCGATTTTGTTTTTGCAATACGTAATTGACAAGCCCGATATTATGGTATGAACCAAATATAAAAAGACTGCCATCATCTTTTAACTTCGAGAAGGCTTTTTGCAGCCATAAATCTGTCCAAGTTATGTATTGTTCTATACTATCAAACTTATCCCACTCTTCATTGAAACCTACGATACCTTTTTTCTGACCAAGTGATTTTTCATACTTTAAGACGTCTGTACTTGTTGACGATATGTTATATGGCGGGTCAAATATGCCCAAGTCAATTGATTTGTCCCCTACAACGTCGTCGATAATATCAAACAAATCAGCATTATACACTTTATTTAATTCCATGAAACAAATACTCCTTTACTTTGTTGTTCCTGCTTTGTTTTCTACTGTTGGTTTTGAATCTCCTGTAATCGAGTTCGTGTACCACAGTATTTTTAAATTTTAACCCGATCATTTCTTCCAATTCGGAGGGTTGTACTATTCCCTCATTGGAATATGAAACAAACAGTTCGTTTGTTTTTTCGCTACACAAATTAATAATCCTTTTCATTTCCGCGTGGCAATTTCTTTTAGATGATAGTTTTGATTTCTTATCACTCGTTTCAATGCTTTTTCTAACCACACCCTTAACTGCAGGATTATTATACTTAGAGATTGTTTCCAATACGTGAAACACTGATGAGTATTGTCTAGAGTTGTAGGGAGGATCGAGATAGACTAAATCGTAATTATCTACGTTGTTCTGTAAGAATTGAGCGGCGTCATCATTGCATACAACATGCTCAGTTGAGCCCCGCGTGTCGACCAGTTCAAAATCTTTCACTCGCCAAGGTTTTTCACATTGCTTTCTCCAGCCGGCCTTATAATAGCTCTCGTAGGAGCCCATGATATTTGATCTAAAATCTGCCGCTTCTATGGTTTGTGCCAAGTAGTAAGAAAATTCTTGTGGTGTGAGTTGTTTCGACACCTCATCTATCCAAAGACGGGCACCATCGATGTGCTCTGCAATATCCGTTTTAAAAATGTTAACTCCAGAACTTTCTGAGTAATTCTGAGTTATAAAGCCGCGTGCCTTATTGTGTTCTATAGCATGTGGCCTACGTGGCGCCTGATCAAGTAAAACTGATCTTGTGCGGTGAGCAGAAAAACTCAAAAAATCATTTGACACGGTATTGATTCCATAACTTTTAAATAACAAAGAAACTGCACCAGTACCACAAAACAAGTCAAGCGCTTTGGTGTTGCGTCTAGATTCAAGACGCATGTTGTGACTTAAAAAATCACTTAGTCTATTTTTATTACCTAAATACTTCATTTTTCTTGTTTTGAGAGCGGAAGCAATCTTTCAAAAAGATTGTCAATATCATTAATTATAGCCCATCTGCTAGTCCCTGTCAAATAAACACATGCAGAAATATTGTTGTTTTTCCAGAAAGAAACTTGCTTTTCCTCCACTTCTTGAGAAGAATAAATATAATGCATAATCCCAGCATTTTTATCGGGGTTCAAGTAGTCGGCTTTTGCAGATGCAAAGGTTGGCTTTGCTTCAATCCCGGAAACAATGCCGCCATGGATGTCAGCTATATTTCTATTTTTGCTACCTGCCCAAGAGCCTGCTGGGAACTCGAAGCTAAGCGCAGGGGCCCTCATGATGTGAGGTTTCATATCTTCCATGAAGTTTAAAATTACGTCTGTCTCGGATATAGTATTTTTCATAATAACACCGGTCCCTGCTTCATAGTTCTTACAACTCTTTTCGACTTAGAATTCTTAAATTTCTGCTTATGGGTGTTGTTCAGCTTTATGTTGAGTGATGGCATGCCCAGCGCTGCTCTGGTTTCCGAAATTACCATAAGTGTTGATTGAACAGGGTGAGCGTCCGTGCCGTCTGGTTTAAACAATTTGCCCCTAAAGGTGTCATCAGAATAAGTTCTGATATTTTTGCTCATGGCGTTATGCAGTCTTGTTAGTTCGGCCTGTGTTGTTTTTTGTTTCACTACTCGTTTCCCGTTAATATCACTTTGAATTATCGCAATAATTTCACTGAACACTCTTTGGCAAACTGATTCTTCATTGCTTAGCAATAAGAACGCATCCGGCCTATCCTTGGCAAAATTCTTATAAAACCAGCTTTGCGACCACCCTCTCATTTTGTTTTGACTAGCATCTAGTCCCTCTTTGGGGCCGATGTAAATAATCGGACACTCAATGCTATCATCTAGTAAAAGTGGCCACAATTTATCTAAGCGCTGCAGTACTGCATTGCCCACCGGTGCTGTTTTCGAGTCTTCAATGCACACTATTGGGGTTGTTTTTTTAAACAACACATAATCAGGCGTTCCAGGGGTATTAGAACCAAAGCGACTGGTTAATTCATCATACTTTTTTTTATTGGACACACGATGTACAAAATTAATACGAACATCATCACCACCTAATTGTAGGCTAACTGAACGTGTGTAGTCCAAATTTCTATCGTGTTCGTGATTCTTATTTTTAAGAATCCATGCGTACAAATCAGCGCTGTCACAGCAGAGAGTGTAGTCAATTGATCTAGGCATCTTCTGCTTCTCCCGAAATAGCGTTGAAGTTATCGACAACCTCATCGATGTCGAACTTGTGCTTATAAAGACGATATGCCTTTACTGCGGCACGGATCTCGTCCGTGTTGAGCCAATTATTTTCGCGAAACTCAGTTCGCAATTCTCGCTTTTGTTCTTGGTACGGTTCAATGCAATCTTCGATTGCCTTTAAGGAGCGAATATACTCCTTTACATATTGTTTCTTTGTTTGGTTTGTTGTGGCCATTTTCCCTCCGGTGTTGTGGCTTTTGTTTACTCTAATAATATATCAGATTGTAGGCGCTGTGTCAACTATTATATTCCAAAAAGTTGTTTTATAAATCTTCTAACTAGGGTGTCTTTTTCTTCTTCAGTTTCGCATTCGGCAAAAAGATAGTTGTAGGTTGTTTTTTTGCTCTCTAACTTTAGATCTAGAATGTCTATCTGTCTTCTCATCCAGTTAATCTGCTGACTGTAATTTTTTGGAGCTGAAATACTATATCTCTCGGCCAAATCTAGTAAAATAAAATATCTCTTCTGCTCTAAAGATTCTTTTGCGTCATTAAATAGTTTTAAACGTATTTCTATTTCTTTTTCGGAGAGGTCTTTCGGCAGCCTGTCTGGATGCAGTTGGAGTGCAATTTTCTTAAACAGCTTGCTGAAAGCTTCATGAATCTCCGAATCTTCTTTTTCGATTTCGGATGCTTCTCCGGACACATCTTCAACAATAGGTGAAAGAATATTAGATTCAATCTCGTCTTCACTGTCTCCAATTAAGTTTCCTCTTTGTTTTTCTGCTCTTATATCTTTATACGCTTCTTCTACCTGAGTGCTGTATTCTTTGTTAAGTGCGCGCAGATTTAAATTATTCTTAGCGCAGTAGTCCTCAAGATAAGCTTGAAATTCATTCCCAGTTTTGCTGGCTATCTGTTCAATTAATTCTATTTCTCCGTGGATGAATCTAAGTTTATTAACGTACCTTTTCCATCGAAGTTTCTGGCTGACTGACATCACAAAAGCCCTCAGTCGTAAATAGGTCGGAGGATAGATGACAGGCTAAATCTTGTTCAACATATTTCATTGATAGATCCTTTTAAAATCACGATTGCTTGGAGGGCTAAGTGGGATGTGTGTTGTATAACCTTCTCTCTATTGTTTTTTTGTTTGTGGAGAAGGCCATCGTGATTCCCGTTCATCTATCCCCCGATATAAATAATATATCAAATTATCAGGCGTTTGTCAAATTAATTTAGCCTAATAATCTAAAAGTTTTTCCAATCGCATATGCGGAGAAGCCCCATTGCTCATCATACTTTAAGCGAGCCATGTATGGCCGGTTAATATGAATCGTGTCTCTTTCAGGGCGGACTCCCCAGCATCTAATTCGCGTTGATTGGTTGTTGGTGTCTGTGACCTCGACGATCCAGTACGACTTTCCGTTTTTGGTAGTTCGTGCATCCACCTTTCGCGGAATAAACCAACAAACTTGAAGTTCGGGATCAAATTCTGAAATAGGTGGTATAAATCTCTCCTGCAGCTTCTGAACAGTATCAGAACTGATGACGAGGTTAATAGGGAATACACCCGTGAGGTCGGTCTTAAATTGAATTATCTCTTCCTCGGTGAAGTCTCCCTCTGGGGCGTAAGTCTCAATATTTTCTGTCAGCTTCTTGGAGTTCTTTGGTCGATCCACAATGCATGCTGACCAGAAATGTTTGCGACCAGTAAATCGATCATCTAAAATATTATCCAGGGCGCCGCCTCGACATAGTGCATCCAGGGACTTTTTATTTAATTTAGAATAAGTTATATTTTCATTAAACAACAACTCCTCTGCGGCGGCCATAGGCCGGTTGGCTAGAATCTGCTCGATGGCAGCATTCCCAAGGCCCTTGATCGAAGTAAGTGGCTGAATAAGTGTTTTGCCGTCATCGCTAATTTCCCAAACTGTACCTGACTTGTTGATGTCTAACGGAGCGATATCAAATCCATATCTTTTCGCAACATTGATTGCTTTCTCTTTTCTCGTTTCTGGTTCTTTGTCTAGAAATGCTGCCATCCACTCTGCTGGATAGTAGTTCCAAAGCCATGCACACTGGAAAGAAATTACGGAGTACGATACTGCATGAGACTTGTTGAAGCCGTACCCCGAGAAGTATTCGAATTTGTCCCAGAGAGCTTGTGCTTCGTCGCGGGTGATGCAATTTTCCATACACCCTGCAATAAATTTGTCGTGCAACTTACCCTTGACGGATCCCTTGCCTGTTCCTTTCTTGGTCAACACCTTCCGAAGCATGTTGCCCTCATCCAGAGTCAGACCACCAAGCTTGTGTGCCAGTAGCGCGATCTGCTCCTGAAAGATCAGGAACCCAAACGTCTCTTGGGTAATATCGTGCGCGTCCTCATTAAGATACTTAATGTAGTGGGGGCTCTCCTTGGCCTCCACATACTCATCATGCACGTTTGCCGCGAGGGGGCCCGGGCGATAGATAGAAGTAATAGCCGACACATCAATGATGTTGGTCGGCTTTGCGCGTACGCAGAACTTCTGCGCTCCTTGCTCGGTAAACTGAAAGACGCCGGCCCACTTACCGGTGTGAAAAATATTTTCGTATACCTCTTGATCATTCAAATCGATGACGTCTGGATGTAGTGTGTCTTCGTAATACTTTCTCACTTGTGAAAACGTTGGGTTCTCAATTCCGTGGCGGCGGCGCAGGATATGCTCAATGGCACCTTCCATCATTTTAAGAGTGGACAAACCCAACAAATCAAACTTAATGAAACCCATGGGCTCAAGGTGTCTAACATTCTGCCCCTCGGCCCATGGGGCCTGACGAATGCCGCCTGAATTAATCAAGGGCATGTTTTTGTCTAAATTTTCCGCGATCACAACGCCGCCGGCGTGCCGAGAACACGAACGTACCTGCCCCACCAGCCCCTCAACGTGAGTCTTAACTGCGGGATACATATTCAGATACGCCTGAAGGGTGGGGGAGAACTCCATCACCTCTTCCCATGTGGGAGCATACACTCCCGCCTTAATACCATGCTTTTGCTTGGCCGCTGGGGTCGCTTCCCGAATCATAATCGAAGTAACCGTGTTTACCTCTGTAAATGGAATGTTGTAAAGCTTTGAGATATCCTTAATTAAACTTTTGAGCTGCAAGGTGTTCCAGTTTGAGATCGGTGCGACACAATCTTCTCCCCACATTTCAACTAGCTTTTCTTTCAGCGCCATACTATCTGATACATCGTAATCGATATCGGGATAGTCGGTGGCATCTGATCGTAGGAATCGCGAGAACAGCAGGCCGTGCTTGATTGGATCAATCTGAGTAATATTCAGAGCATATGCCACAAGAGAGCCGGCGGCGGATCCTCTGCCGGGGCCGGTGAGCATCATGCTTGCAGCCACGTCAACAATAGACTTCATGGTTAAAAAGTATTTTGAAAAGCCGCGATCATCAATAATATTTAATTCTCGCTTTAAGCGTTCGGTATACTCCTTGTTTGCGTGAAGGCCCTTGTCTTTAAGGCCCTCGAGGGCGAAATTTACCAAGGCCTGAGTGGCCGTAAATCCTGCGGGTACTACGAATTCGGGAAGACGAACTGTATTGTCGGGCAGAAACCTCTCGATACGCTTAAATGCTATATCATGAGTTTCCTCAATACTTTTCAAGACTACGGCATCATCGTATTCAAATCCCGTAGATTCCGAATACTGCTTGTAACTTTCCCAGATCTGATCACCATTTTTCGGATACAATTCGTATCCAATTTCCTCAACCCCTTCGGGAAGCTGAGATTCTTCCTCGGCCCAAGAGGGTCGACCTTTGCCAAGCCAGCCTAGGCGTTTGTAAAGTTCTCTGTCTTTCCAAGCGTCAGGGCCAGGGTAGTGGCTATCGGCCGTTGTGATTAATCCAACGCCAAACTCTTCTGCAACCTGAATAACATACTGATTCAGTTCGTGCTGCTCTTTAATATCGTTCCACTGGATCTCAGCATACCAGCGATCTCCAAAGATATCAACCATTTGCCGTGTAGACTCCCTCATTGCCTCTAGGACGGCTTCATCGCCTTCCTCCCGGTTCTCCCAGTAGTTGCCGGCGTAAACGCCGCCTAGGCATGCTGATGAGGCTATAATGCCCTCATTGTACTTCTTCAGAAGTGCATAGTCAATGCGAGGATAACGATAGAAATTTTCTGATTTATAGCTTTCCGATACAAGCTTGAATAAATTGTTCAGGCCCGTTTGGTTTTGAACCAATAGCACAAGGTGCCGGCGCCGGCGTAAAATATCTTGAGTCTTCTTGCTGTTGCCTTCGTCTTCTACGGTAGCGCCTGACTGCTCGTCCTTCTTGATAGAGCGAGCGGCCTTCTTGTCTTCCATGGCTTGATCATAAGCCTCTCGCCATTCTGAAATAGATGGGGTGAAGTAGGCCTCGCATCCGAAAATGGGCTTAAAGTCTTGTCCCTGCTCCTCCATTTTCTTTGCGTGCAAAACTTGATAGGCTAGCCCGTTCATATTTCCATGATCTGTTAGCGCCAAGGCATCGCAACCATTCTCATACGCGAAATCCATATGAGCTTGGGGATAGCCGATGGCATCAAATATTGAGCCGGCCACACTATGAGCATGCAGCCCAACAAATTTAATCTTCGATTTGGTTCTCACTATTTCTCCTTGTAAGTTTGATCCATGCGCCCCACATAATAGGGACGGCGATTGGGTGAAGGCACAAAAGCCAACTAAGTGGGGCTCCGGTTATAAACCACGGATTAACGTTATTTCCCAGCCAAATAAATAAAACTGGAAAAAGAATATCTTCTATTATTTCCCACAGAATAAAAATAACCACCAACGCACGGCCGTGCTCTACCAGCGTGTCCATAAGTCTTGTTGGATGAAAGTGTCCAAGCTTGTGCTTCAAGCGCTGGACAACCCACCAAAATGCTTTTCTCATTCTTCGCCCTTTGTATATACTAATTTAGCATGTTTGTGGGGACTTGTCAATGGTTCTTTTGGCATTTCTATATGATTTTCATTAGAGATATACTCTGCATAACCGTGCCATGAATCTATCTGGAAAAACCACTCCGTCTTTATCTCAAAAGATGAATCTTCGCTAACCTCCTTAAACACAGTATCAAAGTTAAAATCTCTTGCCGACCACCTTTCAGACAGGGGCAGCTTTTTGATAGGATATTTATCTTCTGTGTTATAGTAGGTTCTGGTTGTCTCCGAATTGACAAACCGGCGGCATTTTTTAAAGTCTTCAGGTGTCATGGTAAACGGCAAGAACAAATTATCTTTTGCGGTCTTGCCTTCGTGTGAAAGAAAAAAATTGTAATTTGTATTTGAAATTGCCTTTCTATGCTTTCTCAATTCGTAGATATCATACATACCATAAGGAAATGAGACATAATATTTCTCTGGGACAAGCCATTTGGAGAGCTTGTTGGCCACAAACCACGCAGAATGAATTCCGGACAAAACCGACCACCCGTAGGAGTCACGACGATCGCGGTTTTTGGGTAAAACAGGGGCATAATATATTGGTATTTCCTTTCTAACCTCGGACGGATATTTGTGTTTCCTATTATAATAGACAGGATCATACACCCAGTCTCCGATTGTTTTTCTTATTATTGGCGCCATATCATCATTTGCAATAATCCATATAGTCTGACACCCGACCACCGCACACTCCACGATAGATTTTTGAATAACCACCATTGCTTCATTTATCGGAAGCATGGACACAGGAACGTTTGTCGCAAAATCAATGTTAGAGTTTGCAATGGGAATAATTCCAGCTAGGTGTACGTGATTGCTCATAAATTGTCTATTATGTGTCTGTAATTTTTGGCGGCCGGAATCATTCCAGACAACAGCTCTTCAAGTTCTGTTGATACTCTTTTTACCTTGCTTGTTTCGCGCCACTCTGGCGGCTGTGATACGACCTTTTGCCTTCCAATGGTCGATGTCTTAAACTTATAGTGCTTTGGATTTCCGTTCGGACCATAAGAAGCGAAAAGACCTTTCATGCCGCGGTGCTCCATTTCGTAAACAGTCTTAAACCTCGCCATTGTTTCAGAGTAATCAAAATTTAATAACTGATCTTCGTTTAAGCAAGATATGGCGCATGCGTCTTTTATTGCAGTTTTGCCATCAATTCTATCTGATGGATAGAACCACACCTCTGATACAAAGTCGTCTTTAGTTTCTATAAAATCAATCTCATGCTTTCCGCCGCGATTAAAAGCCACCCAGTCATAAACAACAAAATTATTTTTTGTTTTCTCATAATCTACCAACTTGTGACAACCATCATCTCCAAAAAAATAACAAACATCAAAAGATATATTTAGTATTCTTTTATACTCGCTGGCACATACTATGTTTTTCCCGTCCCACCTCATTGAAGAACAAAAATTGGACAAAGGAACCTTTCCCTTTAAGGAAAGCAAGAAAAGCATTCTTTCCCAGAGTAATTCCTTAGTAACGCCAACTTTCTTTTCTCCATCAAATG